AATTGACATTTTATAACATCTGTGTATATTGTTTATATGCAGAAGAAAGTACTAACAGAACAAGCAATATATTACGGTGATGTTAAAATGCCTGATGGCTGGGAATTAAGTCAAGAACAGTTTACAAGTGACATATTAGAATCAAAATATACTAGAAATCAATTTAAATTTTCTAAAAACCATGATCGATTAAATTCATATATAATTGAACATATAAATTTAAAATATAAAATCCCTCTTTGTCAAATAGAAACTTGGGGAAATATATATAAACCTAAAGAAGTGACTAAATTAATGTTAGAAGCAGATTTAATGAATCTAAAATCATCTCCTGATTTTGTTGTTTTATATGGTGTTAAAGTAAAAGATTGTATTGTTCACATTAATTATGATGACAATAGGAAGAAAGACAACATTTGGTCTATACCATTAACTGATAATCAATTTATAATGTTTCCTTCTACAAATACTTACCATATCGAAAACAATCAAAACGATTCGTTAAATTTTATACAAGTAATTACATATACTTTAGATTAATACATGCGAATTTTAGCATTTAATACTACGCACGACAGTTCTGTATGCTGTGTAAATAACGGTGACATAGAGTTTTTCTGTAAAGAAGAAAGATTAACTAGAATTAAAAGAGACAATAATCCTTTCAAATCATTAGATTTATTTAAATCTCAAAATACAAAACCTATTGATCATATACTTTTTTGTACTCCATCTAATAGAGAAGGTGACGTTCAATATATCTACGATCAATATATTAGAAAACTATTTAATGTAGAGATGGAAAACTTTTCTTTCTTAACACATCATCTGTGTCATGCTTCTTCTGCATTTTACAATAGTGGATTTAAACAAGCTTTATCATTTGTAATAGATAGAAATGGTTCTATTGTTTTTAACAATAACACTGACTCATGTAGAGAGGCAGAAAGTGTTTTTATTTGTAGCTATCCAGATGATATAAAACCAATATATAAATCTTTTTGGACAAATAATTTAATTGCTATTGATAAGGATAATTTAAAAATACATTTGAAAAACATATATCCAAGTATAGATATAAATATTGACAATGAGTATTCTATAACAAAAGTCTACGAAGCAGCAACTACTTTAATAGGACAAAACATTTTAGAAAATGGAAAAACAATGGGTCTGTCATCATATGGTTTAAATAAAAAGTATGAGTCTTTATTTTTAAATGGAAACCCTATTACTAATTATTTTAATCATTCATATAAAGATAACGACAATGTTGTAACTTTTAATGGATTAGAAGATAAAATTACAAACTACATAACACAAGAAAATTATCAATTCTATGCAGACAAAGCAAAACATGTTCAACTAGAAACTCAAAGAGAAACACTTACATTAATAAAAAAATATGTAGAAAAAACAAAAATAACAAACGTATGTATATCGGGTGGCTATGGTTTAAATGTGGTTGCAAATAATTTTTACATAAAAAATCTACCTAATGTTAATTTTTATTTTGAACCATTATCTGATGACACAGGTATTTCTATTGGGGCGGCATATCTAAAATATAGAAACGTAACTAAAGATAATAAAATTAAAACACCTAAAAATAATTTTTATCATTACTATAAAGACACTAAAATAAATAAAGGAACAAAAGCATCAATAAAAGATATTTGTAAATTATTAAATAATCAAAAGAGCGTAGCTATTTTTGAAGGTTGTGCTGAAGCAGGACCCAGAGCATTAGGACACCGATCAATATTATTTGATGCAAGAAATAAAGATTGTAAGAATTTAGTTAATAAAATTAAAAATAGAGAGTGGTATAGACCGTTTGCAGGAGTAATACTTAAAGAACATTTTAAAAAATATTTTAATACTTTAGGTTTAAATGAATCTAAAGACATGACTATTAATTTTGAATGCCATAAAGACACTTTAAAATTAGTTCCTGGTATAGTTCACGTAGATAAAACATGTAGAGTTCAAACAGTTGAATCTGGTTTTATGTATCAGTTACTTACAGAATTTAATAAATTAACAAAATGTCCTATGTTATTAAATACAAGTCTTAATCTAGCAGGACAACCATTAGTAAATACAAAAGAAGAAGCATGTGAATTATTGAATAATAGTAAATTAGATGCTATATATTTTGTAGACGACAAAAAAATTTTATACAGAAAATGAATTTATATAACTCATATTATTATTTTAAAAGCGCCTTATCACATAGATTTTGTGACGAAGTAATAAAACATGCTTTGCAAAAGAAAGAAACTTTAGGTTTGACAGGTGAATATCAAGACGACGAATTAAATAAAAAAAATTTAAAGAAACTTAGAAAAATAAGAAATTCTGATTTAGTTTGGTTAAATGACAATTGGATTTACAAAGAAATTAAACCATATGTTAATATAGCTAACAACATGGCTGGTTGGAATTTTCAATGGGATTTTTCTGAAGAAATACAATTTACAAAATATAAACATAATCAATTTTACGATTGGCATTGTGATAGTTGGATCAGACCTTATCATAAACCAGATAGTCCACAACAACATGGTAAGATTAGAAAACTATCTATGACATGCCAATTAACAGATAGTTCAGAATACAAAGGAGGCGAATTAGAATTTGATTTTAGAAATAGACACCCTAAAGAAAACACCGTACATCAATGCAATGAAATATTACCGAAAGGATCTATTATTGTTTTTCCTTCTTTTGTTTGGCATAGGGTAAGACCAGTCACAGCCGGCACTAGATATTCTCTTGTGCTTTGGAATTTAGGAAATTCTTTTATATAAAAATATGCAAAAAATAACTATACTAGATAATTTTTTAACAGATAAACAATGTGATAGTTTAATTAACTTTTACAATTCTAAACCTCAGCCATCAAAATATCTTACAACACATCCTCTAAATCTATCTATTAATGATCATAAAACATTAACTAAAAAAATAAATAAAATAGGTATTGATATAAATAAGTCTATCATTGATTGGTTTCAAATAGTTAAGTGGCCTTTTCCAAACGTGGGTATGGATATGCATATAGATGATGCTTCTATTAAAACTACTTTAAGCGCTGTAATATATTTAAATGATAATTATCTAGGTGGTTATACTCATTTTAATTGCAGGACTCATATAGCTCCAGTTAAAGGTAGAGCAATTTTTTTTGATGGAAAAAAATATAAACATGGGGTTTCTATTATTGATAAAGGAGAAAGATACACAGTAGCAGCATGGTTAAAAAATGAAAAAAAATAAATTAAAAATAAAAAAGAATTTTTTAAGAAAAGATTTATATCTTGCTATGAAAAGTATGATTACTGATAGTAATTTTAGTTGGTATCTACAACATGGTATTACTTATAAATATAATAAAGATATTTTTTTTACTCATAATTTTTTTACTGAATATGGTATTAATAGCTCTTACTATGAAGATATAGTAATTCCTTTTGTTGAAAAATTAAAAATAAAAAAATTATTAAGAGCAAAATTAAATCTTTATACAAAAACAAATAAAGAAATTATACATGGTTTTCATACAGATAGAGAAGATGATCACATGGTTGCTTTGTTTTATTTTAACAAAAACAATGGACATACTTTATTTAGAAAAGATAAAGTAAAACCAGAAGATAACAAAATTGTAATGTTTGATGGTTCGTTAGAACACACTAGTACGAGTTGTACAGATGAAGATTATAGAATAACTTTAAATATAAATTATGTCTAAAAATATATTACCTAACGAAACAGCATATATAAAAAGTAAATTAAATAAAGAAGCTATGGATAAATTAAAATCTTATATAAAAAATAAAAAAAGCACCTATAACTATAGATTAGCTGGAAATATATCCAATTCTTTTTTATTAGAAGATAAAGATAATTGGTTTTTTAATAATGTTTTATTAAAATTAATGAGTGAATATGACGGAAAAGATATATCAGCAATTGTACCCTCTGTTTTAACAAAAAATTGTGCGTTTGTTTTAGATAATTTTTGGGTTAATTTTCAAAATAAATATGAATTTAATCCACTTCATCATCATGATGGTGTTTTTTCTTTTGTAGTATGGATGGAAATTCCATCTAGTTATAAAAAAGAAAAACAATTAAAATTTGCAAAAGACTCTAATTCACCAAACCCAAATACTTTTGAATTTGTTTATACAAATATATTTGGTAGAATACGTGTAGAAAAATTTAATTTAGAACCAAAAGATAAAGGAACCATTTTATTGTTTCCTTCATATTTATCACATCAAGTCTATCCTTTTTATTTATCAAATAAAAAACGAATAAGTATTTCTGGAAACATAAAATTAGACCCAACAAAACATGTATAAAGATTTTTTAATTGTAGACAATTGGTATAATCAAAAAGAACTAGATTCTATTTATAAAGAACTAGATTTTTTATCTTTAGAAATGTCTAGTTCTGAACAAGTCAAAGGACCTGCCTTAGATGAAAATAATAAACCTAAATTAAAAGGTTTTAGAATATATCCTTACGATATCTATTCAGAAAAAGGTATTGAATATTCACCTATTTTAAAATCAGTTAATAAATTTAAAGACAAAGACTTTCACAAAAAAGTAGAAAAAACATTTAAAGATACAGGCACAGCTTTGTTTGAACAATTTACGGGAACAAATTATTCTCAGACATTAATTAATTATTTTGAAAATGATAATTATTATAAAGAACATTATGATGGTTTTCAATTTACAGCATTAATTTTTATTTTTAAAGAACCTAAATCTTTTACAGGAGGTGATTTTTATTTTACAAGAATAAATAAAAAAATAGAATGTAAAAATAATAGATTGGTTTTATTTCCATCTTTTTATTATCATGGAACAAATGAAATTAAATCTAAATTAAATAAAAAAAATCACGGTAGGTATTCAATAGCTACTTTTTTTTCAACGAGGACGTAAGCATGTTTAATATTTTTAGTTCTTATTTATCAGTAGATACTTTTAAATTTGATGTAAAAAAATATAAAAAAGAAATCCTAGACTTTAAATCTATAAATAATACTGTTATTAAAAGTAATTATGGAGGATGGCAAAGCGATAGTTTTAAAACAGTGCCTAAAAATTTTTTAGGTCTATTTAAAAAAATTAATTCTAATGTTAAAAAAATAGAAAAAAAGTTATCTCTTTCAAAAAAATTAAAATTAAGTAATTTATGGTATAATGTTAATGGTTTAAGTTCATTTAATAGACCACATGACCACAAAGGATCTGTTATATCGGGAGTATATTATATTTCAATTCCTAAAAATTCAGGATCTATAGTTTTTTTAGGTAGAGATATTGATACATTTTACACTTCAGTGGATTCATATAATCATTATAATTCATCAATTTGGAAAATAGAACCAGAGGAAAATATATGTATTTTATTTCCCTCTTATTTAAAACATTATGTTGAACCTAATTTAAATAAAAAAGAAAGAGTAAGTATAAGTTTTAATTATGTCTTTTAAAAAAAATAAATACATAGTAATTAGAAAAGCAATATCAAAAGATTTAGCAATTTTTGTCGCTAATTATTTTAATATGAAAAAACAAGTCTTTGATACTTTTAAAAAGTATAGATATATTTCTCCTTTTGAAAATTCTTTTGGATACTATGAAAATGAAAATGAACAAATACCAAATACATATTCACATTACTCTGACATAGCTATGGAAACTCTTATGTTAAAATGTCAACCAAAAATGGAAGAAGTCACTGGATTAAAATTATATCCAGCTTACACTTATGCTAGAATTTATAAAAAAGGTGATCAACTCACAAGACACAAAGATAGATTTAGTTGTGAGATATCTACTACTATGAATCTTGGTGGCGACCCTTGGTCTATCTATTTAGAGCCATCTGGTAAAGAAGGTAAGAAAGGTATTAAAGTAGATTTAAAACCAGGAGATATGTTAGTTTATTCTGGTTGTGATCTAGAACATTGGAGAGAAAAATTTAAAGGTGAAGAATGTGTACAAGTATTCTTACACTATAATAATATTAAAACACCGGGAGCTAAAAAAAATATGTTTGATAAACGCTTACATTTAGGTTTACCCAGTTGGTTTAAAATAAATGAATGATTGGGTTATACATACAAAAATAGATATTACAGGTTGTAAAAAAACTTTAGATAATATAATAAAAAAAATATCTCCTTTATCAGTAGAACATAGAAGCACCAAAGGCATTAATTCAAAACAATATTTACTTGATAAATATCAAAATAAATTTTTAAAAATACAAGAGGATGTAAAAAAACAAATTAAAACACACATCAATATTAAAAATAATTTAAATTTAATAGCGGCATGGACTGTGTTAGGTTATGAAAATAGTTATCATTCTGTGCATAATCATAATGACCCTACCAATCACGTAGCCTCTGTTTTGTACTTAAAAGTACCTAAACCTAAAATAAATAAGGGAGGACAATTTTATTTTTTTATTAGGGATAAAAATTTAAATATTACGTATCATGAAATTAAACCAAAAGAAGGAAGTTTAATAATTATGCCCATACATATATTTCATGGTGCTTATCCTCAAGCAAAAGGTTTAAGACAAACTCTTAACATGGATTTTGAAATTGAAAAACTTTGTTAATTATTTAACTGATCCTGTATTAGCTACACCTGAACAACAAAAAAATGAAATATGGGATGTAGAAGGTAGACTTAAAAATGCTAATCAGTCTTTTAAATTTGACATAAGACCTTTAAGATCTGTAAATAACAGAGCAGAAAAAACAGGTTATTTTAAAACTAAATCAGATAAAATGGTTTTTGAAACTATTGACCAATGGGTTATATTTGATACGGAAGAGTTAAACGAATATGTTAAATCTACGAATAAAAAAGACTTTAATATAGAAGAATTACTAAATAATTTATCTTGGAATTTGATAATTGATAAAGTAGAGTAGTATTATGCTACAAAAATTAGGATTTTTACCAGGTTTTAACAAACAAGTTACATCTACAGGAGCTGAGTCACAGTGGACAGACGGGGAAAATGTACGTTTTAGATATGGTACACCTGAAAAAATAGGTGGGTGGTCTCAATTAGGCTCTGAAAAACTAACAGGTGTTGCAAGAGGTTTACATCATTTTGTTAATAAAAATTCAATTAAATATGCTGCTATTGGAACAAACAGGATTTTATATGTTTATTCTGGTGGTGTGTATTATGACATACATCCTCTAGTTAATCCATCAGGCACAGCTATTACAAATGCATTTAGCACGGTTAATGGATCACCTACTGTCACTATAAGTTTTGCTGGAGCACATGGTTTTATAGCAGGAGACATAATTTTATTTGGTGATACAACAACTTTTAGTGCTATTACTGATTCTAATTTTACAGCCACAGATTTTGCTGATAAAAAATTTATGGTGACTTCTGTAATAGACGCTCTCACAATTACAATTACAATGCCTAGTAACGAAACAGGAAGTGGAGCCAGTACTTCTGGAGGTATAACTTATTTTAGATATTATCACGTAGGACCCGCAGAACAAGCAGGTGCTTATGGTTGGGGTATATCTTTATGGGGTGGAAATGTTACTGGACCAATAACAACTACTTTAAATGGATCACTAAGTGCTAATGCATTTGGTACAGGTGGTTCAGGAACAAGTATCACACTGACAAGTACAGTAGGTTTTCCAACTACTGGAACAAACTTTATACAAGTTGGAACAGAAGAAATTTCTTATACAGGTGTATCAGGAAATGATTTAACTGGTATTACTAGAAATGTTAGAGGAACTACAAACGCATCTCATTCAAGCGGAGACACGGTAACAAACACATCTAGTTTTACAGGATGGGGTTCTGCTGCGGTTAATACCGATTCAGTATTAGATCCTGGTCTATGGTCTTTAGATAATTTAGGAAGTACCTTGATTGCTTTAATACATAATGGTGAATGCTTTCAATGGAATGGTGATTTAACTAATGCAACTGCAACTCGTGCAACTATTATCAGTGGTGCACCAACAGCGTCACGTGATATGTTAGTGTCCACACCAGATCGTCACTTAGTTTTCTTTGGAACAGAAACAACTATTGGTGATAAAAATACACAAGATGATATGTTTATCAGATTTTCTTCTCAAGAAGATATTACAGACTACACACCAACAGCTGAGAATAGTGCTGGTACACAAAGACTGGCCGCCGGATCACGGATCGTGGGTGCTAAACTTGGTAGAAATGCAATATATATTTGGAGTGACAATTCTTTATTTACTATGAGATTTGTTGGAACACCTTTTACGTTTGCGTTTGAACAAGTTGGTACTAACTGTGGATTAATAGGACAGAACGCAGCTGTCGAAGTTGATGGTGCTGCGTATTGGATGTCTGACAATGGTTTCTTTAGATACACCGGTAAACTAGAATCTATGGATTGTTTGGTTGAAGACTATGTTTATGAGGATTTAAATACTTTATCTAGTCAATTAGTTTATGCAGGTATTAATAATTTGTTTGGTGAGGTTACTTGGTTTTATCCAACAGCTACATCCAATAGTGTTAATAGAGCGGTTACTTATAGTTATCTAGATTCTACACCTAAACGACCTATATGGTTTACAAACGCTAGTGGTTTATTTGCTAGAACAACTTGGGTAGATTCTGCTGTGTTTGGTTTACCACACGCAACCCAATACGATGCAGATGATGATACTTCGTTTGATGTAATTGGAAACACAGAAGGTATTACCTACTACTATGAACATGAAACAGGAGTTAATCAAATAAGAGGAGGAGCTACAACAGCTATTCCAGCTAATATAACATCTGGTGATTATGACATCACACAAAAAGTTGTTAGAGGGGCAGCAACTAGTTTAGGTGATCTTAGGGGTGATGGTGAAAATATTATGCGAGTTAGTAGAATTATACCTGACTTTATTTCTCAACAAGGAAACGCTATCATACAACTAGATTTAAGAAATTATTCTAATGATGCAGCAACAAGCTCATCATTAGGTCCTTTTACTGTATCATCTTCTACTGATAAAGTAGACACACGTGCAAGAGGAAGAGCAATAGCTCTTACTATATCTAATACTGCGGTAGATAGTAGTTGGAAACTAGGAACTTTTAGGTTAGATATACACGCTGGAGGAAGACGATAATGGAACAACTAGTAATGGCTATAGCGTTGCCACTAGCTAAACAATACGGCATGAATAAAGCTTTAGATATAGCTTATGAAAGGTTGGGTATAGCCTCTCCTGAAGAACAGAATCCATTAATTTTTGGAATGAATCAACCTTTTGCTGCTGGTAATATAGGTGATTCTATAAAAAGAAGTTTACTTAGAAAAGGAGTTGGTACTGTGTTTAACAGTATGCCTTCAGGTGTATTACCTATTCTTGGATTTACGGGCGTAGCAAGTTTAGCAAATAAATATAGAAAACAACTTACTGGTTATGATACACAAGCTGCTTATGAAGCAGCTCGACAGGAACGAATAGCAAATAAAAGATTAGATAACATTACAGATAGAATGCTTGATGGTAAAGATTATGCAAACTATGAAGATGCATTACTAGACAGTGGTGCAGGTGCTATAAAAATTGATGATACTATTTACTCAGGTCCTGATTATCAAGGTACTAATGAACGTGATGGTGGTCAAGATATTGGTCCAACAACAAGTTCTAGTGTAGGATATACGAGTAAAGATGCAGACAGAGAAAGCTATAGAGGTAGATTTTCTGAAGGAGGCATTGCAAGTTTATGGCAAAGATAGTTCAAACACTAACAAGAGCAAGCGCTGAGTACGAAGAAGATGTAGCTCACTCATTAGTTAGAGATTTAGATGCAGTATTAGAAAAATTAAACACAACATTTCAAGAAGAATTAAAACAAGAGATAGAAGCTAGAAGCTTCTTTTTAGATTAATGGCAGTAGTAAACCAATATAAATTTGTAGGTATAGATAACAGCACAAGCGGTGGAGCACTTACACCTTTAGGTTCTGGTATTCCTGCAGTCAATGAAACAATAGTTATTAAATCAATACTTGTTACATCAGCCGGAACACCGTCTGTAACTGTTACAAACAACAGTATTACAGCTATAAAATCAGCGGCTCTTACAGCCAATGTTACAACAGAATTACTAACCCAACCTTTAATAGTTGAAGGTGGTAAAGCTTTTACAGTGCAATCAAGCACTGCAGATTCGTTTGATGTAGCTATTAGCTATCTAAATATTAAGAAAGAGGTAACAACATAATGAAAGTATACAACGCAAAAATAGAAGAAACATATAGACACAAGAAAACAGGAGAGGTTTTTAAGGAAAGAAAAGACTGGGAAGTCAAAGGTTACAAGCCAGAGGAGATGGCTCAGGACGTAAAAGTTATTATGCCACCTCTTGATTTGTTCTCAAAAACAAAGTAAAGTAGCAAAACCATGGGAATAGAAGATATACAAATTTCAGAAGAATTAGAGACTAACGCACCATCTATAAAGTATAGAGGTAACGAAGGTCCTAAATCTCCACAAGAAATGCAACAAAAAACTGAGTATGATATGCAAGAATATATAATAGAATTTGAAAATGCATTTCCTGAAATGAAAGAATTACGAGGCACTGAAGAATACATGGATATGTTAAAAGATTATTTTAGAAGTCTAGCTGGCGGTCAACCATTACCAGAAGATCCAACAAAACCTATCAATCCTTTTCAACCAAAACCAATAGGACCATTACCAGATAAAAGACAGATGGCAGCGTATGGTGGTATCATGGGTCTAGATGGTAGAAAAAAATATGGACTAGGATCATGGTTTCAAGAAAATATTATGGACCCAATAAAAGAGAATCCTGAACTAGCTTTAGCGGCGGCAGCTTATGGTATAGATACTCTTGGTATTCCAGGAACCGAAATAGGTGGTGATAAATATATAAATAAAACTTTAGGAAGTATTTATGATTATGTAACTGATGATCCAGATGGTCCAAAGGGAGATAAAAAATCTATACTTAGTAATGTTGGATCAGCGGTAACTAAAAATCTTGTACCAATAATAGGTGGTCTTGCATCAGGTTTGTTTACTAAAAATCAACAAGGTGGACAACAACCAGGTATGCCAAGTGACAACACAGCAATACAACTAGCCGACCTTAAAAAGTCTGCAAACATATTAGATCAAAAACAAGGTTTAAAAGCAGGATTAAATTTTTTACCATCAGTTGCAGCTAGAAAATACACACCAGCAGAAATGATTGAAACATATTCACAAGCAGCAGCCAATGGCGGTAGAATCGGTATGGCCGAAGGTGGAATAATGGACCTTGGTGGTTTAGAAAAAGATTACAGAAACACTGGTGGTTTTGTAGAGATTGGAGCTAAAGAAAAAGCTGATGATGTTCCTGCAAGATTAAGTGTAAATGAGTTTGTATTTACAGCAGATGCTGTTAGAAATGCAGGTGGTGGAGATATAGATAAAGGGGCACAAGTTATGGAAAACATGATGAAACATTTAGAACAAGGCGGACAAGTTTCTGAAGAGTCACAAGGTATGGCTGGTGCTAGAGATATGTTTGCAACATCAGAGAGATTAAGCGAGGTTATATAATGGCAGTAGAACAAGTACAAAATTTACCACAACAATACGTAACAGACCTTGGTGTTGATTACGGAAAACAATTAGCAGGATTAACATCTATACCTTTAGATA